GATGATTAGAAGGTACATTAGCAAAGGATAAGATCCCATTAGAATCGCAACCCACATAAGAACCACTAGAATAGCATTGAATCCCTCAATGTAGAACACTGTGTCATTTGGATCCAGATAGCGTTTATCAGAATAGCACGTGTATTCAAGCCATGCCTTCAGCCAGAAATCACCTGACACTGGTGTCCCCCAGAAGTCTTGAGGGCAATCTTGCTTTGCCATATGGCGTCTATGATAGATTACATAGAACTCGTACAGGGCTATGAAGAGATTGAACCATAACCAAGCAAAGACTATGACATTACCTGAATGAAAAATTGATAGTTTCCAAACAATAAAACCAGTAACAAGTATTATAATAGTGGTAAGTAATAGGTAGAAAAAGGGTAACATCCAATCTATAAATTGTTACGGTAAAAATGGCACCTACCATCCTTAAATTCCATAACCCACGCCATAGGCAGAAGATGGCGATGTTTGATTATGATCACACTCTAGTGAAACCGAAGCAGAACCGAAAGTTTCCCAAGGACGCAGACGACTGGCAGTGGCTCTATGACAATGTGCCCTATATGCTACAAAAGTACTACGATGAGGGTTACAGTATCTATGTCTTCACCAACCAGACAAAGGACTGGAAGAAGCAGCACATCACGAACTCTCTCAACAGCCTCAATATCCCTATGACTGTTGTCATCGCTTATGACAAGACAGAGCACAAGCCGAATGACTCGATGTTTCACAAGGCGATTGAGGGCAAGAAATGGAAACCTGAGAGTTCCTTCTTTGTGGGGGACGCACTAGGTCGCCGCGGCGATTTCGCAGACAGCGACAAGGTCTTTGCTGAGAATATCGGGGTCTCTGTGAAGAGCCCAGAGAAGTTCTTTTCCAACCAGGAAGATGCAAATGGTGTAGGTGTGATGTGGCTCAATAGCACGATCCAAGAGAGCCTCCATAAGGTGGTGCCTTCCAAGGAGCAGGAGATTGTTATCATGGTAGGCTACCCCGGTAGTGGGAAGTCCACTATTGCTAAGCAGCTCGAGGAACACGGGTACTTCATCGTAGATGGAGACACCCACAAGACAGACGCGAAGCGCCTAAAAGTATGCATCGAGGCACTGGAGAAGGGAAGATCTGTGGTATTTGATGCCACGAACCTCACAGTGGAGAAACGAGCTATCTATGTATCACTAGCGCGAGAGAGGAAGCTACCCTCACGATGCATCTTTGTAGCAACATCACTAGAGAAGGCACTTGAGAGGAATCTCGAGCGTCCTCAGGGAAAGCGTGTCCCCCGTGTGGCTTATTACAAGATGCAAAAGACCTTTGAAGCCCCTACTCCCTATGAGGGATGTTCCTTGCTTATAGTATGAATAGCATTCTATGTTATAAATTAACTAGGAATGCTATTCATTTTTTGATTTTTTTAGAAACTTAAGGTAAATATTGTTTAAATCCTTACGCTCACAAGTAGTACCTCCTAAATGTGATTTCACTTACCATATTTAGAATAGCCTTTACCTGCTTCAGCTGATTCATATTATCGTCATTTGTAATGCCCTCTATGATATAGATACCATTCTTGCAAAGTTGGATAATTGTATCACAACGCACCCTCTCCAGATAGATGTTGTCATCATCCACCTCTTCCACCTCCTCTACTTCTACTTCCACCATACCAGCATCTTGACGCGGCAAAGGGGGTAAAACCGGCTCTGTCTCTTCTTCGTGCTCTTCTTCCTCTTCGGTGTCCGTAACAAGCTGGATTGAGTGGAGCAGCTGTTTGGAGCAATGCTTCTTTGCCTCCTCGTTATCTAAGATGTCCTTAATTGGCTTGCTACCCTGAATGGTTTTGTTTTGAATAAGAAACCTCAACTCTTCACACATCGACCTCTTCATGGGCACATTGTGCTCATGAAAGGCTGCAAACATCCTGTGAGCAGGCTCACTCTTGCTAAGCTTTTCTGGCATTTTGCTCTTTACATCATGGCATAGCTAATATTCTTTAGCATCATTTTTTTGTTTTTCATCTCTATACATCCTCTCTAATTGTCTCTAATTCACAATGCCATACAGCTTGTTTGCGGGTGCCATCATTCTTATCCCACATAGACACCGATAGGAGACTATCATTACAATTTTCATATCTCCACTTCATTCCAACAAGGATACCATTCATACACATGCCATATATACAGGTGAGGTAAATAGCAGGATGATGAATTGCAAATCCATAAACAAGGTTTAAAATGGAACCTATGTAAGAGACAATAAACATATACCAGCTCAGGTCACGGGTAGAACGTGTTCTGTAGCATCGCACTATCTGTGGTATGATAGATGAAATGATAACAAATCCTCCGCACAAACCAAGCACCTCAACAAATTGGGCCATCTTACCAAATTATTAAAAAATATATGCGTGAATACAGCATCATTATACTATGAATACTGTTGTTTTTAATACATAAATTGTTCACAGCTTTTTGATGTTGTCAACGCATCCATCCCTCTCTAGGAGGGAGCGAACAAGCCCCCACTTATACATAGCATCTTTATCATCTTTTACTGCAAATACATGTTTGTAAATCATATAGAACGGAAAGGTGCTGGATGAATTGCTTGTTTTGGAGAAATCAGTGCTTACATACATCCACCATCTCTCGCTACGTTCTGTCGGCATTGTTTTGTAAATCTCTTGAATACGAATATAAATATCATATGAGCACTGCCATAAGGCACCATTGTTTTTATCCCGTAACATCTTCTGTTTTGCTGGATTAGCATCGTTTTTATACATTTCTAGAATGTCTATGATATCTTTGTAGGTTTTGCTCCGCATGATACTTGTAACAAGATGTTTGATTTTTCTTGAGGAAAGCTCTTTTGCCCCAATTTGCTTTGGGGCATAGCTAATCGAAAAGGGGGTAAGATGGTTTGTCCTATAAATGAATGGATGAGTAATATACTCAGGCGAATACCATTTCTGTGTCCCAGAATTGTAGATTACTTGCATGATCGGGATAGAATCATAATAATGCTCATCTTGTCCGTCCTCGCACTCTTTGCCATTTATGTGCCAATTCATGACAGACCGGCTCTGTATAAACATCTCGACCATAAAGCTAGACGATTCATTGTAACGCTTTGCGTGCTTATGTAATATAAGCTCCTGGATGTCATATGGTAGACTCTTGATACGCCCTATGAGTTCTTTTGACATGTTTCGGTTTTTATCAAACAATACTAACTAGAACATTATCATTTTTTGACATACAAATCAATTTGAGCTATTCATTTAAAAATGAATACATACAATGATACAGAGAACTCACTTTTACAGTGAGAAATGGAGTACATCTATGTCTTAAAACTGGAAGATGACCATTACTATATTGGTAAAACAACAGATGTTGGACGACGTTTTATCCAACATATGGCAGGAGAGGGTTCAAAATGGACGCAAATATACAAGCCAATCTCTATCATAAATGCTCGAGAGAGCAAACACAGCTTGGACGAGGAGATGACAACACTAGAATGGATGGATAAAAAAGGAGTAGATTCGGTACGTGGTGACTGCTTCACAGGTATTAAACTAAGCGATGAGGAGCGTCTATTCATTACGAAGAAGATCAACACTATGAAGAACCAGTGCTACCTATGTAATCAGCATGGGCACTTTGCAAACAAATGTCCTCTAAATGAAAGCTACAAGGGAGAAATCAAACCACTTACTATTTATGACCTTAAGAAGACACGCAAATTTGTATGGCTTGTAAAAGGATTGATACCTGAAGGATCTCTGGTATGTATGTATGGTGTCCCGGGTTGTGGAAAGACCTTTATCTCTCTTGACATAGGCCTTCATATAGCGAATGGTCTTACATGGAACCACTACAAAATGGGTGAAGGTATTGTATTCTACATAGTAGCAGAGGGTGTGAGCGGTCTTTATAATCGCATTAGGAGTTGGCATAGCTACCATAACCAATCCATGGAAAACGCACGTTTCTTTGTAATAGAAATGTATAAGCATACTCTATATGAGCGCAAATTCGCAGAGGAGTTCATCAATATGGCACGCAGCAAGGAGAAAGAATTTGATGCTAAAACAAAGTTGGTGATTGTGGATACTTTCAGCTATGCTCTTAACGGACTAAATGAGAACAGCAGCACCGAGGTGAGCATGCTCCTTAAAGAGATGCTCTATATAAACTCAGAATTAGGAAGCACTACTATGTTTATACATCACTCTAATAAAAGCTATAATCAGATACGGGGGTCAAGTGCGATTCTGGCCGCAGTAGATACAAGCATACACATCAAACGAGATAAGGAACACATAGCGCTGTCCGTTGATAAACAAAAGGATGGTGTTCCAGCTAGCATAAAGTTTAGCATAGAACAGGTAGAAAAATCATGTGTGATAGTGAAAGAATAAACCTATTTAGAGATAATTTGAAAAATATTTAAGAATAACATATCATATATCTTATACATTACATCACTGATAAGCTTTCGTTGAAAATGAAAGAAGTTGCTGTTGGAATTGATTTGGGCACAACCTATAGTTGCGTGGCAGTATGGCAGAATGGAAGGGTACAGATCATCCCTAATGACCAAGGAATTAACATTACACCCTCATATGTAGCTTTCACTGACACAGAGCGGCTTGTTGGGGATGCTGCCAAAAATCAGGCACCTTCAAATCCTAAAAATACCGTTTATGATGCGAAACGTCTCATTGGGCGGAAGATAGATGAGACTACTGTTCATAATGATATCAAGCTCTGGCCTTTTACTGTCAAGAGCGACACTAACAAGAAGCCACATATTGAGGTCGATTACCAGGGTAAGAAGCAGACCTTTCATCCTGAGGAGATCTCCGCTATGGTTCTTGGCAAAATGAAGGAGGTTGCTGAGGCATTTCTAGGCCAGGAGGTAAAGAAAGCAGTTATTACCGTTCCAGCCTACTTTAATGACGCCCAACGGCAGGCCACAAAGGATGCTGGCGTTATTGCTGGACTTGAGGTCTTGCGCATCATTAACGAGCCTACGGCAGCTGCCATTGCTTACGGTCTTGACAAGAAGAATGATGGCAAGGAGCGTAATGTGCTAATCTTTGACTGCGGGGGTTTTTTATAAAATACACACTGTATCAGTATGGAAAGTAAAACCTGTACTAAATGTTTTCAATCAAAAGAATTAAAATGTTTTTATCGCGATTATACAGTTATTAAAGGTGGTTATCGTTCACAATGTAAATTATGTATTAAAAAAGGATCAGTTGAACGTGTATCTAATGTACAAGCATGTATACAGTCAAAAACATGTAATGTATGTAATGTATCCAAGTCTATAGAATACTACTATAAATCAACACGACATAAAGACGGTTATTTCTCACATTGTAAGCAATGTCATGAAAATAAACTTAAAAATGTTGGAAATAATCAAAAGATTAAAAGAACACCTGAATACATGAAAACTTACTGGAAAAAGAAAAAGGATGATATTTGTTATAGAATAAAAGTTAATATACGGAGTGATATTAACGCAAGAATAAAAAACTATACAATGAATACATCAAAAAAAACAAATAATACATGTAAATACTTAGACTGTACAATTGATTTCTTTGTTAAATGGATTGAATCACAATTTCAAGATGGAATGACATGGGATAATTACGCTATAAAATGGGAACTAGATCATGTAAAACCATGTAAATCATTTGATTTTAATAAATTGGAAGAAATATATCTATGTTATAACTGGTCTAATTACCAACCATTATGGTGTAACGATAATCGTATTAAAAGTGATCTTATATATACTGAATTGATTGAAAGACATAAATGTAAGGCATCTACATTTCTAACTAATTATAGTGTTCGTATTACAAGTGCGGCTCCCTGAGGGTGAAAGCCCCTCCTTGGTTTTAACCAAGAACGCCGAGAATTGACGGGAATCCCCTAAAGACTTTTCTACCAAGCTGTATGTGTGAACATATAGTGGCTGGTCTAATCATCCAGGTATGGTAACAAAGAAAAGTATGATGGTTGTAAAACAACCTGAAATGGGCAATCCGCAGCCGAGGGTCTAAAGAAATTTAGATCAAGGTTCAGAGACTAGGAATAAATACCTAAAGGTTCATCCCAGAACCTATGGTTATATTCCCACGAGTACGGCGGCTCATCACAAGTATGTTTGTATGGGATTATACAAATACAGACATATGATGGGTAAGATATAGTCCGACCTCATAGGAAACTATGAGAAGCTAGGATAAAGAGCCTAGCGATAACAACATGTGGGCACACATGACATTTCACTGCTTACCATAGATGGTGGCATTTTTGAGGTGAAGGCCACTGCGGGTGACGGTCACCTGGGCGGTGAGGACTTTGACAACCGCCTTGTCGAGCATTTTATTCAGGAGTTCAAGCGGAAGCATAAGCAGGATATTTCAGGTAATGCCCGTGCTGTGAAGCGGCTGAAGGGAGCATGTGAGCGTGTGAAGAAGACCCTCTCAAGCTCCACTACTGCCCCACTCGAGATTGACGCACTCTACGAGGGTATCGATTTTTACACCAGCATTACACGGGCACGGTTTGAGGAACTCTGTTCAGATATCTTCCAGCGTGCCATGGCACCTGTGGATCAGGTTCTGCGTGATTCTAAGATGTCTAAGGGTGATATTGATGAGATTGTCCTTGTAGGTGGCTCTACCCGCATCCCCAAGATCCAGCAGCTGCTGTCTGACTACTTCAATGGCAAGGAGCTCTGTAAGAGTGTTAATCCAGATGAGGCCGTTGCGTACGGCGCAGCAGTACAGGCTGCCATCCTCAATCCAGGTCAGGGTGATGATACCACTTCTGATCTGCTACTTCTGGATGTCACCCCTCTCTCACTTGGTATTGAAACTGCGGGTGGTGTAATGACAAAGCTGATCGAGCGAAACACTACTATTCCCTGCAAGAAGACACAGACCTTCTCTACCTACAGTGACAACCAGCCCGCTGTTACTATTAAGGTATATGAGGGAGAGCGTGGTTTCACCAAGGACAACCACCTTCTCGGCACCTTTGATCTTACAGGCATCCCTCCTGCCCCTCGTGGCGTTCCCCAGATTGAGGTTAGCTTTGACCTTGACGCGAACGGCATCCTGAATGTCAATGCAGTCGAGAAGGGCACAGGCAAGGCAGAGAAGATCACCATCACGAACGATAAGGGTCGCCTCTCGAAGGAGGATATTGAGAAGATGGTGAAGGCCGCAGAGGAGTTCAAGGACGCTGATGAGAAGCAGAAGCAGCGCGTGGAGGCCAAGAACGGTCTCGAGGCGTATGTGTATAATGTTCGCAACACCCTAAAGAGTGGCGACACCGAGGTTGCGAAGAAGGCTTGGGAGAAGGCTGAGCCAACTGTAGAGGATGCCATCAAGTGGATTGATGCTAACCAGCAGGCTAGCAAAGAGGAGTACGATGACAAGCAGAAGGAGCTGGAGGAGAAGCTTAACCCCATCCTTCAGGAGATGTACGCAGCAGGTGGCACGCCTTCAGGTGGCATGCCTTCGGGTGGCATGCCTGGTGCTGGCGTCCATGTAGAGGAGGTTGATTAAATTTAATAATTGATAATCACATATTTTGTTTTTATTTGTATATTTATAGAATATATAAATGACTGAACAATATTACCCACAAGATGTGCTCTTTGGATTTGAGTATGAAACATTGATTCAGCCTGAAGAAAAGTTCTGGGATCTTGCTCTACTTACCGTTAAAAACATCATAAGCGAAGCGATTAACATATGTGCTGATACATTTAAAGAAGTACGAAATATTTCTGAAAATCAAAGTGATAAACTTATAAGAAGCAATTTTACAGAATATAAAGACCCTATGGAATATACAGATAAGCCCGATTTTAATAATGTTACTAGTCCTAATAGTTCGGAAGAGGGAATGGCGGATGTAGTAAAATTACAAGATGATACAGTAAGACATATTGTTTATAGATTTCTATTAGCTGCTATATTCAATAACATAATTAGAAATAAGGAAAATCTTCAGAAGTATAATTTTAAAGCACAAGGAGAAAATGGAGATATATGTGATACATTTATTATAAATAATCTTGAAAACCCAATAATTACCAAGCCGAATCCAAAAATCAAATCAGACAAAAATTGGGCTGTTACCTATGATATGAGCGTACAGCGTGTGGCTAATGAAAAACTTTATAAACGCATTGAAGGTCGCACAATCAGAAAACCAATTGCCTACATTCGGCATGTAGAGATTGTGTCACCCATTCTAAAATACAGCGATGTAGTAGATGACTTTAAAGATATTATAAATAATGTTTTACCCGCAAATAAGATGCTTACATATTGGAACAATCATCTTACATCAAATCATGTACATATATCACACCCTGGTTTTAATTTTAGAGAAAATCCAATGGGACTGGTGAAATTATGTATGGCATGGTGGTATATAGAACCTATCATCTTCCTTATGATGGGTTATTGGAGGCGTCAAAATATCTATTGTACTCCAATGAATGATATATTGAAAAAGACGTTTAATGATTCATCAACATTAAACTTAAAAGGCGCTTTTCTTAACATTAATGAGAGTACAATATTTAATCATATTGTTGAAAATATGTATTTTAAAAATATAAATGATAAACTTGTTCGTAAATATTCAAAGAGTGATTTTACATCAGGAGACAACTTAAAGATTCTGTATGCTATTGCTGATTTATTCCAAGGCGATTTAAGTAACAGATCATCCCGTTACGCTGCTCTAAATCTCTTAAATCTTCATCCGGATGGTATTAATACTGTAGAGATTCGTGTAAAACATGGTTCTGCTGATGGAGAGGAAAGCAAGATGTTTATGTTGTTGCTTGCCAATTTCTTATCAGCAGTTATACGCAAACCGTGTATAACCAATGCGGATAAGGCTGATAAAGAACTGTTTTTTGAAATTAAGAATATATTACAGTCACATAAAGACTGGACGAACATGGTGCGATTAGATTTGGGTTTGGCTTTAGATTCTAATGGCAAACTAGGCGATAAAGATAAAATAATTAATAATATACAAAGGGCATTCAAAATCTTTATGAAGTGGATAGATCTTGATGAAAAAAATGAAGTTAGGAATTACTGGAACAAAAGGTTAGATTATGTAATTAAAAATAAACAGGCCACACCATCTACATCAGGTATATCAAGCAAATTAAGATCTCCAATACTAGGAGGTATGAAACCTAAAGATTCTAATTTCACCAATCACATGAACCAGAAAAGAGAATATACCTCATTCGGGTATGTTAATTACGATGATTTGTATGAATCAATTAAAAATGACTACAAGAGATTTGGTTGGACCGAGAGATGGGCTTCAACCAAAAAATCTGCTAAGTCCTCTTCTAAGACTGCTCTAAAAGTCAAGCTACCTATGACAACACCCATGGTAATGGCAACAGCAGGTGGTAAAGGAAAAAAGGCAAAGAAGGAGAAGAAGGAGAAACCCTAATAATCCTTTCTGCTAAAGATAGTAGAGCAAATGTCGGACATTACAGGCTTAACACGAAAAAAGAGCCATAGCACAGTCAGCATAAGCAGGCGTGCTAAGTCCGCCCCCTCACCTGCTGATAAGGCTGATAAAAAACACAGTGCAGAGCCACCTATAGTCGTAGAAGGTGAATACAATGGCTCTCGCATCACGGTTTATGGAGAGGTTCACAACCTTATCTCAAACGAGTTCTATGAGAACTTAAATTTGCGTAATAAGATCATCTTTGTGGAACATCCTAGCGTTCAATGCGATATTTCCACAAATAATAAGAAACGTCTATTCAATAAACTTAAAGGGAGTGAATGGGTCTGGTACAAATATGCTGCCAGAAAGCTCCCTGTGGTCTGTGTAGATAATAGGATAGCGATGGGTCTTCTTACCTCTATAGAAGAGAATAAGTTACTAGATATAATAGACCTTTTAAAAGCTATTGAATTGATTGTTATTGCTTTTGATGTTCTTCTTCAAAAAGATACAAAGATAATGTTTGTGCGTGAGAATCTAACACCTATCTATATGAAGGGAGTTAATACAATCAATACACAGCTTGAAACACTCGTGACTACTCTTTCAAATAGTAAAAAGATTACAAAAAAGAAAGCAGAAGAACTAATGGACCTTAAAAACAAGATAGTAAGGAATATCATAAAACTTTCGGGAATCCTTGTGGATATCCATGTAAAGAAGCAGGTCGAGAAATATGCAGACGGAACCAAAAAACAAATCGTTATATTTATGGGAGCAGGGCATGCATACCGCCTTCATGCTTTCTTCCCGCAAATATTCAAGGATATTAAATATAATTTGGAGGATCCTGATTTCAAGACAGATATGGAACAAATAATTTATGAATAGATAATGACTATGATATCGGTAGCATGTAAGTAAAAAGGTCATGAACCCCGCAAGCATAGAGAGGCTTGTCCGTTGCGAGATACCATCTATAGGGCACAATAAGGCTCATTCCCTTGTAAAGCTTTATAGTAATAACCTCCTCTGTGATGTCTGGAACACGATTGTTTAATTTACAAAGAGGATAGCAAAGAGTAACCTCGCCATCCTCGAGTCCATGAAGCAACATGTGCTTATAACGATTGCGTATCCAGCCCAATTCGGGTTTAATCTCAAAACTGGACACCTTATTGTACTTGAACCATCCATCCCATACAGGTTGGATATTTTCTACACGGTCCTGTACCACAATTGGTTGTTTTTCTAACAGCATCTTCAATGTGAAGTCCTGAAGGGAAGTTTGAAGAATAACGATATTCTCAGGTATTTTGTATGTGAAACGGATGTAGGCCCATAACACAAATACAACTATCACTAAAAATATCCACTTTAGCATGCTTATATCTTACCTGATGCCTAGGATATATTTTATACATCCTGTCCGCATATAACATGATAAAATATGGTGTAACTATAGGGTGTAATGGAGACAGAACTCAATTCTCTTATCTACGAAGCAGATGGAGGAAAGTTTGGAGATGGTTTAAAAAATCTAGCATCTAAAGTATCATCAAGATTTGGTAAGAAGGGGGCACCTGGGGCACCTGGGGCACCCGGGGCACCCGGGGTGAAGGCAGCGCCAGGAGCAGCAAAGGGGGCACCTGACGCATCTGGGGCGGACGCAGGAGCAGGTTCATCCAATAGTGGAGTAGAGGGAGGTGTATTCCCAACTCTTATGAGTACTTTGAGTAGTGCGAAACGTACAATTGATATAGGCGCTATTGGAAAAGTTCTAGCTTTTTTCATATTCATTTTCCTTCTTATGTGGCTATTCTCGGGCGGATTAGATGACCTTTTTCCTAGACAGAGCAGTGGGCACGGATCTATGTATAAGAAAAGCAATGATAAACCGTTTTATATAAAAATGTATGAGCGCATAACAGGTTTTAGAAATCCTCTTGGAAGCACAGCATATGCTAGCACCATACGCGAAGTAGAGCCAACTGGGAGATGTGACAACACAAATTGGATACCCTATAGCAACGGAAAAGCATCTATATGTGTGAACACTAGCTTCAAAAAACCTCCTCCTGTGAGGTTAATAATTAACCCTGAGAACATCTATCAGTATGATTTGCTACCATACAAGATAAAAGAGTACATACGAAAGAATGCGAACAAACTCTATATCACTGTACCTTATAAGTACAATGAGCAGCCATCCTCCTATGTCCTTGATTTTGATAAGGCAACATTCCAAGATGGCAAGTCTGCCAAAAGACTTTTTAATCAGTTCAATTATGACAAATGGAGCTTTAAAACACAAACTGTACCCGTATATAACAGTAGGATGCGATACCACCCTACTGATAGAAGAAACTATAAGGGTCTTGACAGTTTTGTACCGTTACCAGTACCAAAACCTAAGAAGAAGAAGAAGAAGAGCAAGAAGAGCAAGAAGGGCAAGAAGAAATAATAATCTATTCAAGAACCTAATTTTGTATAAAAATCCTCTCTTATAAGAATAGGGGTTTCATGGCTAAAAAACGAAAAAGTAAGAAAAGTAAGAAGAGCAAGGTAAAAGTTCTGCCTCCTGTTCCTATTTCGGCAGGGGAGGTATGCTCTATTACCACAGCAAAACAGAAAGGGCTATTTTATACAGGACCATTCTTTGATAAGAATACTTATTACACCAGTGCTTATCAGGACATTAAAACATATAACAAAGACATTGATAATAAAGATGGGCGTGACTCAAATGCCGTATGCCAACAGACACAGGATGGTAAGGCTGCATATCCAATGTGTGCGATGGTTCATGGGATTCCATATACAAACAATCCCAAAGATCCTAGCAAGTGTATCATAGATATCAAGAACTTTTGTCCTGCGGAGAGGGTTCGGGGGACCAATTGTATGAGGAGTAATGTGATGTTGCCACCTCCTGTAGCAATGAATACACGGTGTGATGACAAGAGCACGGACTGGTTCATGATACCAAATTATCATTTGGGAAACAAGTATAATTTTGTTCAACAGGGAAATGAGCCTAGCAAGTGCATGAAACCATGTCCTGGAGAAAAAGTGCCTGGATACATACAGGACCCAGTAGATGGATCATCAGCCGGGGTGTTTTCTAGCACCACAGAGGTAGATAGATGCTATAGCAAAGATGAGTACATGAATGGAAAGTATGCTGGCACTGGCAATTTTTGTCCTGTGTCATGGGTCTATCGTCTCGGCCTGAAAAAGCAGGAGCTCATTACTGAGCTAACACATGGGCAGAAAAAGGAGGCTATTACAAAATACAAATCCCAACAAAATATCATAGGCGACGCGGACAAGATGTATGTACAGAGCAAAACAATGCTAGAAAATGTGGATATACCTGTGAAGGAGGCTCTAGCAGCATGCTCTCAGCTCCATACACCTGAGAGGGTAAAGAAAGCATACAAGATATGTCAGGGTATCTATTCAAACCCAAGTTCGATCAATAACATAACTCGGGACAAAAATCACAAGATAGTATTAAAACAGGCATGTAATGCTATGTTCTGTAATGAGCAGGATGACCTTGTCAGTATGGTTGGAAATAACAAGAAGCCTCTATGTTTCCGTAATTTAGATAGACTCAGCAATGGGAGCATTATCAAAAATGATGACGAACTAGAAAAAGATATGAATACAAATGCTTATATAGAGAGACCCCCAGAAATAGCTGATCTAGATGAAAAAGTCGATCGTGGTCCCATAAATGCTACACGCATTATCATGATATCTACTTTTGTATTCTTTATCTTCATGTTTAGTGTGTTCATATATATCATGCGGGACAAGTTAGATCCAATGATACAGAGCTTCGTATGCTTCTTCAAGTTTGCCTTCATGTGGCCTTGGAAACGAAGGGAGGCAATGGCGACCAACAATGCATGTTTCCGTTTAATACGTGAAAACGCAATACAGTTTAGGTAATAACGATAAATAATTTTAATAATTTTTTACAAAGGTGTTTTACATGAAGCAGCAACGGGTTTAAATGACATGCGGTGATGGGGTGTAGGCCCATGCTCCTTAAGCGCCTTCATGTGCTCCGCAGTCCCGTAACCCATATTCGTTTTTAATCCATACTTCTCATAGTCTGGGTTCTCCTCTATCATCTCACGGATAAGCATATCGTGGTGCTCCTTCGCAAGGATAGAGGCCGCTGCAATATTGCGATGGGTGTTGTCTCCATCTACGATACACTCATGCTGAAGCGCCTCGCTGTCCACCCCAGGGGGTATATATCCTACAAAGCGCGGCCCATCTATCTGGATGTGATGAAAGGGCACCTTGCGGTAAGCATCTGTAAGGGCACGATCCATAGCCCTCATTGTAGCTCCAAGGATGTTGAGTTTGTCAATCTCCTCAGCACTACACACACCAATCCCATATGTAATGGCGTGCTTCTTGATGTACTCTGCAAGCCTACCACGCTTCTTCGCGCTAAGCTTCTTTGAGTCCTTTATTTCCTTATATGTATCATCTGGAAAAGCACTCTCATCTGGCAACACAACAGCGCCTGCAACTACGGGACCAATCAAAGGACCTCGCCCTGCCTCATCTACACCCACCACAAGGCGGGCAATATTGTTCTCTAGCTGCTCCATGACTTCTATATAACCTGTGCCCCTATATCATTTTTTGTTTTGTAAGTTTGTATTAGGCATTCTTAATAACTATCAATCACCCCATGTATAATAATAATCAACCTCATATACTACAAGCAGTCCCTCGTATTATTTGTATTGGAGATGTCCATGGAGACCTTGGCAGACTTATAGACCTACTGCGTACGCTTCAAATCATTGACCATAACACAAGCTGGATTGCAGAGCCTAAAAACACCATTGTAGTACAATTAGGAGACCAATTAGATAGCATGTCGCGTGGTAGCACAAAGGACTGGGAGACGGTTGTAGATACAGATGTTGTGCGATTTATGGATGATCTCGACAAGATAGCACGCAGGAGCGGTGGCAGAGCGCTTTCCCTCATAGGCAATCATGAGCTTATGAATGTGCTCGGCGATTTTAGTTATGTATCTGAAAAAAGCATGAAATTATCAGGGGGATTGTCTCGACGTACATACATGTTTCGTGCGGGCGGCCCCATGGCACGGATGCTCTCAAAACGCAATGTGGTGATTCGCATAGGTGGGGTCACATTCTGCCACGGTGGTATCCTTCCACACCATCTTGATATCCTGCGCGATAACATAACTATTATCAATGAAATTGTGCGTAAATATCTGTGCGCGGTCCCATTAAATCCACATGAGACTTTTATACTACATAACACGATTATTGGATTTGAGGGCATCCTATGGACGCGCAGATACTTTGAACTTATAGCATCTGGCAATATGGAAATGCTACAGAATATAATACAGGATATTTGCTCCCGTCTAAAATGTAACAGCGTCGTGGTGGGGCATAATACAGTACAACAAATCACAGGAGCTGTGGATGGTGCCCTATGGCTGGTGGATGCTGCATTATCCCGTGCATATGGCAGCAATATAAACGAGGTGCTTGAAATCCTACATGATGATGACCCAAATCAGCCCACTATATATCGTAGCTTGCGGATACAGAAAAATGATTGATATTCATATAAAAAAGTGATTAGTGTATTTTATAATTGATAGAAGACAAATGGATCTCTTCGTAGAAAAATTAGAAGAGTTTCTTCAAAAAAAGACAACAATTGTAAAATCACAAGTAGATAAGGAGAATGAGGAAAAGATGAAACTAAAGGAAGCTGTGGGCGAACAGGGACTCACCTATGACATGAATAAGTTTCTTAAGTCTGTAAAACAATTCGAGGCAGATCGTGCTAAGAAAAGTAAAAAGCGTATTAAGGATTACGAAGATATATAACACTGTGAACAGTAACATATCCACCTCAATCATGAATGTAGATATGACGATAGATAGGGCGCTATGGGAGCTTATTAAAAGAGAAAATGAAGAATATATTGATACAGGAGATGTAACTAAGATTGTAAACCAGGTTCATGACATTTTGGTGCTAGACTCGATTACCATGTGTAATGCTCTTATTGAAAAACGACTTGAACAGGTGCGTGAGTATCGCAAAGCACTGAAAGACCTGTTAGATAAACCACAGGTAGAGCAGAGGAGCCAAGAATGGCATGATATGCGCAAGAACAGACTCACTGCAAGTGATACAGCAACTGCTATGGGTCGTGGTAAGTTTGAAACACGCAAGAACCTCCTAAAAAAGAAAGCTTTCCCAGATCTATATCCCTTTATTTCTAGCTACATTATGAAATGGGGTACGATGTTTGAGCCTATCGCAAACCGATCTTATAGGCAGAGAAATGGTGACATACTGATCCATGAGTTTGGCCTTGTGCCACATCCTATCGTAGATCATTACGGTGCATCACCTGACGGTATTTCAACCCTGGGCATCATGCTTGAGCTAAAATGTCCTATAAAACGCCAGATAGATGGCACGATTCCTGAGCAATATGAAATACAGATGCAGGGGCAGATGGCCGTGTGTGGGCTGAGCGAGTGTGACTATGTGGAATGTGGCATAGAGGACTTGGAGGATGCCGATAAATACATTGGAATGGTAGATAAGAACGCTGTAAAAGACCACGGCATTGTTCTAGAGTACAATAACAGTGGTGTTATGAGCTACGATTACTCACCTGAATATCTCAAACCTGAGGATGTATGGAAATGGGCGCAGGAACGCATCAAAAAAGATGAGAGACATCTTGTAAAAATCACCCCATGGAGGATCAAAGAATACTTTACACAGCGCATCTACTTTGATAAGGAGAGGTGGGGGCGTATCATGATTGAGGTAAGCACCTTCTGGAAAGAGGTTGTAGAAATGAGGGCAGTAGGAAGTGAAAATCTTGTGACAGAAAAACAACCATCAAGGAGACGTGAGCGCAATGTAAAAGTTATAGAGTTTATTGATGACTATGATAATTCTCCATAACTACAAAAATAATTGTTATTTTGCTAATTTTCTATCTATCTCTTTTTAGACTTCTTTGACTTTCCTTTCTTCTTTTTAGGTTTCCCCAAAACAGGAGGCACATCATCATCCACATATTCATCCTCCTCTTCGTACCCCTCTGGATCTAACTCCTCCATTGTCTTTTTGGCACGAGCCTTCATCTGTTCTGCTATTAGTCGTCTCTTTTCTATAGCAGCAGCTGTTTCACGAGCCCTCTCTTCGCGTGTGCTCTTCCGTATCCTTATACTCATAAGCAAGTCATTTACTCCCATGTATTTTGTAAAACAAGCAGCATCATTGTATTTATCGTCTCCATCAACCTCTATCTCATCTTTGTAATTTGATGATTTATATAAATCTACCTTCACATTCCCATAAGCCTTGTAGGAACTGACATCCCCTTTTACCCCATAATTAGCAAGATGTTTTCTATTATAACTTCCGGGGGGTATAACCTGCGATTTCCATCCCTTATAATTACAACTCTGGTACATCACAATTCCTTTCACATTAGTTCTTCTTAATGGGTCTGGGTCAGCAAGTGTTGAATACTTACGGGTTGGTATAGGGTTGATATAATCTGGAGACCATTCATAGTCACTGTAATCAGTATCCATGATATTGCGGGCAATAAAGTCTCCAAAACGAGGGTTCACTCTATACAAAATAGCATAGGTGTAGAACTCACCGCTTGTCATCTGGCTAGGATTAGTGCTCTCTAAGCAATTTGTAAGATATGGAGCATCCTGGCTAGCGCATCCACATGGACGGTCGCTATGGGGACATTTCATAAAGCAGATGCTCTCCTTCTGCCTAAAGTTCTTTTTTATATTCAACACAGCAGTCATGCGTACCTCTGTATCTATTATAAGCTGTGCCCGTGTGTTATAGGCAGTGAATATGAGATGCCCATAAAACTG